TAAGCCCGACAAAATAATTCCTTTCAATCTTACTGGTGGTGCGATAACCACATCAGAAGTTGCTGCAGAAACTATTGTTGCTTGTATATCAGCTTTTGCTGCCATAAGTTTCTCCTTTGGTTGTGGCTCCCGAAGGAGCCACGATTAATTATAATTACGCTACAGTTACACTGTTTGAACCAACGATAGTCCAACCAGATGTTGTGCTATAAACTAATGTTGCAGCATCTCCTACAGAATCGAAAGTGATTGTAGATCCACCTGCTAAAGTAGTTGGTGTTAGAATTGCAGTATCACCTGCAGCAGATTCTGCTACATATGAAATAATTTTAACTTGACCAGCAGAACCGTCTGCTAAAGTTAAAGCGTCTCCAGTATTTTCTGCAGTAATCTCTGTGATTAAATCAGTTAAATTTACTGCACCTGCTCCAGTTAAAGCTTGTACTGAACCAAAAACTGTACCACCAATAGTAGCATCAGTTCCATAAGTTGAGTTTGTTGTTATAGCACCAGTTGTTCCATTTTTAGTTATTGATTCAAAACCATTTTCCGATCGGACTGGTCCTGAAAAAGTAGTATTAGCCATAATATTCTCCTTTGTGTATAGCCTTCGCCATGTAGTCTCTATACCGTCTGCCTAGCCAGTCTACATAACAAATTAATTAATCTAGGTCTTTGAATTATACATAAAAAAAGGGGCGATGTAAAACACCGCCCCTTCTAATTAATACTGTTAGTATTTATTAACTAGTTGGTAAGTTTCCGTTACCAAAAATACATCTTGGATCAGAGAATCCAAAAGAATATCTTTCTCTAGCTTTAAATCTCATGTTACCAGTATCGAAGTCACCTTCCATCGCTGTTTTGATTGGCGATCTAACGAACATTTTCATTCCGTTAGGTACGTCAGTCATCAAGAAATATGAATCAGTGTCAGTTAAAAAGTTATTAACTCTGTAACCTTCTGGTACCATACCCATTGAACCGATGGCATTGATGTCATTATCAGCAGTTCCAACTCTCATTGGAGACTTCATGATTCTCTCAGCAGTAAATTGTAATTCTTTTGGAATTATCATTTTTCTACCTGAGGCAGCAATTTTTAGACCTCTTTCGTCTACAAATCCTGCAATGTCAATCAATGATTGCTCAAGTGAAGTTTCGTTAAGGTCTGCAGCAGTTGCAAGAACGTTTGAGAAAGTACCACCAGTTGCTAATGGGTGAGCATTGTTAATTAACGATACTCCATCACCACCAGTAACAGTTGTTACTTGCGCGTTGTTCAATACGTTTGCAGCTTTAACTTGCTTCGTATTTGCCATAGATCTTGCAAGAGCTCTTGTGTATCTGCCCGCAAGTCTATCGTATAGGTTATCTTCGATCGCTTCTTCAGTGATAGCAAATGCTAAAGCGATTGTTTCGTGGTTGTATCTAGCTGTGAAAGTTTCACCTGCTTGATCGAACACTACTCCAGCACCTTCTTGTTTAGTTGGTGCAGAAGCGAAACCGCTTAACATTACTTCTTCTTCGAAAGCTCTGTCAGATGTTTCAGTAGTATAAATTTCAGCATGCTGATTTTCATATCTACTATATTCCAGGCCGAATAAAGCATTCAAACCTGGCTCTAGTTCTTTAACTAGTTGTGATCGTGAAATGGCCATAGTTATTCTCCTTTATCCTATATACCTGTACCACTTCTGTAGAAGTGATTGTTGATTCTAACAAGAATGTTAGCATTTGAAGTCGCAGTATCAGAATTATCTGGGTCCTGTGAAATGTCAATTGCTTGTACAACAAATGTAGATGCAGTACCTGTAGCAGATACATCTAATTGTACTTTTGATATTCCTGTTTGTGTTACACCTGTAGTGTTAGTAACAGAGTAGTTAGCATACAGATTAGCTCTTGTGAAAGCCTCATCAGCATCCATTAAAAACACAGCATCTGGATCATCAACAACGAACGCAGTAATGTCGCTCGCTACCACTGAACCAGGGTAGTAGTTTTTGTATGTCGGCTTTTGAGTAGTTGGATCTGTATAAAACACTCCGTTAAAAACGCCCACAACAGCATCACTAGTACCAGCAGTATGTCTTTCAATATTTCCTGCAGCAGTTGGTTGAACCAAATCGCCTTGGAAAATTGCAGTGCCATAGTTACTAGCAATTGTGTATCTGTTTTGAGCTCCTACTAATGGTGTTCCGTCTAGTTTTCTGTACGGTCTTAGACCGAACTTTTCACTTACGTTTGCCATAGTTGTTTTCTCCTATTATGTTTATATTATCCAAGCTACATCGGGTAGGTAATGCAAAAAAATTATTTTTTACGACTACCACCAAAGGTAACTCTAGACTGCCTATTAATATTAATGGGCATGTCCGGGTGTTGCTCCTTCATAAGATCCCTATCAATCGCGTCCGTTCTGTCTTGAGTAATTTTTCTAAAATACTCAGCGCGTTGTTTCAAAATCTCCTCCGGTATCCTTGCCAACACAAGGCCACCAATTCCGATTAAACCAGCGTGTTTTCCTTCATGGATAACAGGGTAGTCATGTTCACCGATCTCACTTAAAATTGTTTCGGCTTTAACGAATTCCCAACCTTCTCTCAGTTTCTTAGATACATTACCTGGATCTTCGAATCCTGCAGTTGAAGTTCTTATCCATCTGTGTGCATAACCATGCGGTGCAGCTGGCGCATCCAAACTGGATGGTGGAGTCCAATCTTTTTTACGAGTTGATTTTTCTCTCGTACTAGACCCGCGTGAAGTTTTGTAGTTTTCCATTTTAAGCTCCTTCCTTCACGTATTTTGCGTATTCCTCTAGTGGCACCCCTAATTTCTTAGCGATAACTACCTGCGACTTGGTGAGTTTCACAGACTTGCGTCCACCTGACCTTCTACTAACAGAAGCTACATTCTGGACGGGTGCAGCTTTAGTTGTTTCTTCAGCAGAAGATTGAGCAAATTTCTGAGGGAAATACTCCTTCATACGTTTGTTGATTTGATTATAGTATTCATCACTCTCAGATTCAATCCCCTCCTGCAACAGGTCTTCATGTATTCCCATAGCTGCAGAAGTCATAACTCTATCAGATCCAAACCAATTATTATCTTCAGCCCATTGCTGTGCTTTATAGCTAATTTGAGGTTGTGGAGCCTGTGAGTCTTGAACAGGTTGTGATTCTACTTCTTTTTTCCTTGACTCTTTGTCCTGTAGAGTCATTGAAACTTTTTCTTTTTCAACTGCTAATTTAGTCAAAGTATCCTGAGCTTCTGTAATTGCATCAGTATCCTGTGAGTCATAAGCAGATTTTAATGCAGCTTTTGCTTTATCTCTTTCAGCATCAATTCTTGCATTATATTCTTTTAGATAATTAGTATCAGTTTCTTCAAACTGATTTTGAACATTATCATATTTGTTTTTTAAACCTTTCGCATAATCAAGCGCTGCTCTTTCTTTTCGCTCAGCTTCTTTTATTTGAAAAGTTAATTTCTTAATCCTTTTTTGAACTTTTTCAGAATAGCCTTCTAGGTCAGCATATTCCGAATCTGTTTCTTCGTGTCTTTGTTCAAATTTAGGTTTTGTTTCTTTTGGTTCAACTTCTTCAGATGCTTTAGCCTCATTCAAAAGTTCTTTAGCAGTTTTTTGATTTGATACATCTGTATACCCAAGATCAACATCTTCTTTTTTTTCAAAAGCAGTTGTATCCTCTTGAGGTGTTTCTACGTTAATTGTTTCTTCATTTACTCCATCTGTATCTATTTCAACAGATGCTTGATTGTTTTCTTCAGCCATTTAATCCTCCTTAATAATGGTGCAAAATATCGTTGGGGTCGCTTATAGTCGAAATGACTTCATCATCATTTAAAACTCTAACTTCTCCTCCGTCTATTTTGAATCTTGAACCCGCGTACCTACTAAAAATTATCCATTCATTTAGTTTGCACCAAGGCCCTTTAGGAAATTTTTCTTTGTCGTGATAACAAAGGTCTCCCATTTTAAGCACAAGACCACACACTGTAGTCATTTGTATTGTTTCTTGCGTTGTATCAGATAACCACAAACCACCTTTGGTTTTCTTTGGTCCTGCAAAAGGCAGAACTAAAAGTCTGTATCCAGTTGGTGTTGGTAATTTATCTAATGTTGATTTGTCGATCGCTTTTGGATCAAGGACTGTTTCTACTTCATCTTTTGCCTTGTAGGCATCAAGAAGAGCTTCAGTCCGTTTCGGTGTCTCCGTGGACTTCATCTTC